ATAATAATCCCTTTGATGGTAAAGATAGAACTTCAGTAGGAAATCCATACTGATTTTCAGCCATTTTGTTTTACTCCTTGATTAATTAAGAATTAATAACTTATTATTTTTTTAAAACTTTTTCAGCACCTGCGATACCGAAACTACCTAATGTAGTGAATAGGAATGAATTGTAAACAACATCGTTGATTACTAAATCTTTACCCATAAGTCCAGTTACAACATCTGCCATTGCAAACAAAACCATTATCGTAAACGCTCCGAAACCAATTATTGATTTCTCGTTGTATTCATTGTTGTCTTTGAATATTGCCCACATAATTTTTCTCCGTTAGAATTGTAAGATTGCGTAATCGTATCTTAGTGTTAATGAAATATCAGAAACATTAGTTGCTGAATAATCCATATCACTAAAGTTAGCTGCAGTGATGAATGCACCTTTTAAAGTCCACTCTTCTACTTTATCACCAACTGGTCCTAATACATTAAATGTAATATCTTTTTTATAGAAGTCTGAGTATCCGTCACGACCTGTTACTGATTCGTGATGTAATCTTACCCACTCCATAACTGCTTGTGCTCCACTTGGAACGATTGGGTCATAAAGAGTTACTGTAAGTGCTTGCCACTCAGCTTTACCTTTAACATATCTTTTAACATTAATATGGTCAAGTGCAACTTCGTTTAAATTTAAATTAGGTCTTCCTGTTGTTTTAACCAAAAATGCTGGAATACCCTCAATGTTCATAATAAACCTATTTGATAACTTTGGTTCAAATGGTGTAAAAAACATTTCATTTGGGTCTATAAAATCTGCCACTTTTCTTCTCCTATAAAGATTTCTTTTCTATTACATTAATAAATATAACGAAACTGAAAAAAGTGTATGACAAATAAGATATAGTTTTAGAAGTTTTATTGAAGTTTTATAATAAAAAGCTTGACTTTGTCATTAGGAATAACTATATTATAGTATGATTGATGAGATAATATGTGAAGAGTGTGGCGTTGAAATAGACGGCTTTTTCCTTTGTGATGATTGTGAAGAAGAACTCTTTGAAGAAAATAATTAAAAAAAAAGCTTGACATTTACAAATAGTATTTGTATATTATAGTGTTATGATAATGATAAAGGAAAACGAAATGACTGAAAATACAACAATTGAAACAAGGAATTATGAAGATGCTTTGGTAACGAGACAAATACCAAATCATTATGGGTATTACAATGATGCTGGTGAGTATGTAGAAAATGGAACTCATACCATTACTCATTATAGATATAATCATAATCCTATGGAATTATATGAAGCTAATCAAAATCAACCAGCTGTTAGGTTGGAAGATTATGAAGCTCCTTATTTTGAACAAGCTTTATACAAGGGTATTCCTATGGAATTTAGGTATAACCCAACTATCAGAAATATGATGATGACTGGTAATTATAGAATTAGATATCGTGGTGGTAGCAAGCCACAATATGGTTATCATAGAAGTCAATACAATACATTGGCTGAATACGCTGACACATTTGCTATTTATCCTAAATAGGTGTTAATATCGTAATCGTAAGAACCTATTGAGTCGTGGGTTTTCGGTGACTACAAATTTGGAACCGAAAGGGTTATGTAGTGTTTCACGAGATTAGAAACAACCCTTGTGAGTTAGGTGGTTAAACTCTCAAATTTTATTCCCATTATCATAACAAAAAACCCCCAATTTCTTGGGGGTTTTTCTTTATTCTCTGATTTATAGTTTAGTCATCAAAGGCTGCGCCTGTTGGTTGAACTACAAAATCTAAGACAATGAACTCAGCTGTTCTGGTTGGTTGGATAAAGATTTGACCAACTAATTGGTTTCTATCTACAACATCTGGTGTGTTGTTTGAATCATCCATTACAATCCTAAACGCTGATAGTCCTGCATTTGCTTGAACTTGTTCCATATATGGATTCACAATATTTAAGAATCTGTTTCTTAAAGCTGCTGTATTTTGTTCAAACACTAAGAATCTTGAAGAACTTGCTATGAATTTTCTCAAATTAATTAACAATCTTCTAACATTAACTCTATCTAATGCACTTGGTTTACCTTGAAGTGTTTTCTGACCAAACACTACTACACCTTGACCTGGGAAAGTTGCGATAGGATTAATACGATTTTCGTATAAATCATCTCTTTCCAAGTTCGTTAGTCTTGTTTTAGCTTCTGTTACTTCTGTTAAACCACCACGATTCAATCCTGCTGGTGCGAACCACTCTTGTCCAATTCTATCATTTTGTGCATATACACCTGGTAGAACTACTGAAGGTGGAACCCAAGTAGGTTTGTTTTTCACTTCGTCAATCACTTTAACCCAAGGATAATATGTTGCTACATAATTACTATCTAAGGTTTGAATATCATTTATCGCAGTTTGAATAGAAGCTGAATAATGAGAGCCGTCCATAATAAAGAAGGCATCTGCTCTTGATTCAATCTTATCAATTGCGTGATTAGTTACACTTGAGTGAATTGAGTGAATAACACCTGGAAGTGCTAATAAGTTAATATCGTATTCATCTGGATTTGAAATTGCATCGATTGCTCGTTTAAATGCTATTGAACCTGTTGCTGTTGCTGAACTTAAATCAAATCCTTGTGTGTTGTTTCCAACAATATCAGTTCCGGATTTAATATCCGTTGCTGGGTTTTGTCCGTCAAATCCTTCTTGGAAAGGAACTACGAACTTTCTTTGTCCTAATGCTGAATTTGTTAAAGAAATCAATGTAGTGCCGTCTGCATATGTGCTACCTAATGTAGATGCGTCCGCACTTCCTGACATATTTTCTAAACTCATTGTTACATTACTTCCTGCTCCCACTCCTGTTGGAAGTGGTTTCAAGTATGCTTGGTTGTCTTTGTTTAAAAAGTCAAATCCATAGTATGCATTTGAACTAAATGAACCACGATTGTTAGTTTGTCCTGTTACAAAAGAAGCAGTTGGGTATGCTGCTGCGTGTACACTACCACTTGGTGTTCCAAGTGTTGTAGAATTTGGTAATGATACCGCACCAAATCCCATAGGTACTAATTCTTTTGAAACATTTGGTAGATTACTTATATCTGAAACTCTAATGTATTTAGAGTTGTTTGGGTAATCACCATTTGATGTTAATTTACCTGCTGAGTCAATAGTGATAAACTTATCACCAATTTGTCTCGCTAAGTAGTTTGTAGAAGTTTCATCAAAGTTTAAATTTGAGAAGTTCTCTAAAACTGTCCCGTCGTCGTTTTGACCTGGGTTATTAACAATCACTTGTAATGCAAACGAACCATAATCACTACCGGCTACATCTGCTGCTCTCTTAACATCAGAAATACCAATTCTGTATTTAGAGTTTACGTTTGTTCCGTGTGATAGTGTTTTGACTTTAAATAAGTCTACTCTTGCTCCGTTTACTAATTGTGATTGAATTGCTGGTGTTGATGCTACTTTGTAATCAAATGAAAAGTTTTCTGAATTTTCACCTGAACCTGTTGCAAATGTAATTACATCATCACTTGCTACTTCATTTTGTGTATTTTGAAAGTTGGTATATACATACACGGGTTTACTATTATCTTGTGGGTTTTCACTAAATACATTTGTAATGTAATTTGCTGAACTCGTAGAAAATGATAAATTAAAACTCTCTTGAGTTCCGTCATTATCAGTATCTAATTTAAGTGTAAATGCACTTGCTGAATTAACGTTACTATCAATAGAAGCACTTGTTGGTCCACCAATAAATGGTGAAGCTCCTGCTCCTCTTGATGGTTTTAATGTAGCTAATGCTCTTACTCCATAAGTTGAACCACTTGCAATAAGTACAACTGTGTCGTTTGTATATCCACCCAATCCTAAAACACGAACGATTGTTAATGCTCCTGCATTACGAAGATATTGCTTCGCAGTGAAAGGAACATAAAAGTCTCCGGTTTCTTTACCAAAAATTGTTTCAAACTCACCGAAGTTTCTGATGGTTGTTGGAACAAAAGCAGGACCCATTTCTGTTGGTCCGATTAATGCTGCTCCAATATCACCAATAGCTTCTGGTAAGAAAGATAAGTCTTTTTCGTTGGTAAATACGCCTGGACTGACTATTCTTTCAGCCATTATGTTTCTCCTAATTAGGTTATATCGTAAGTATAAATATCAATTTAAAAACTCAAAATGTGGTTTTGGACCATTATTTTTTTTACTCAGCTGGTGTAAATATACCTTGTTCTAAATCTAATGTGCCTTGACCATATTTTTCATTTAAATTGTTAAGAAGTTCTACTTCTTGTTGAATTACTTGATTATATTCGTTTTCTGCTATGACTTTTTGTTGTTCAATCGCATCTAATCTTTGTTCAGCTTTTATTCTTTGAACTTCAAGATTACCGAAATTTGTCGTAATATTATTATAACTATTACGAACTTCTCTAATTCCACTAAGCTCTTCTTTTGTAAATTTAATTTGTTTTGATTTTTTTGCCATTATAACTCCTATTTTTACTAATAATAAATATCAAACTAATTATTCAAACAATCACAATTCTTTTCGATATGTTTGATTTTTTTGTCTAATTCTTTTATAGATTCAATCAATAATGGAACTATCTTTTCATACTTAACACCTAAGTATCCATTACTTCTTTCTGCTACAACTTCTGGTAATACTTTATGTATTTCTTGAGCGACAACACCCACGTCGTGTCCTTCGTATGTATCTTGTTTATCGTTCCAGTCAAATGTATAACCACCAATTTGATTTAATTTCCATAATGGTTCTGTGATTGGTGTAATGTTGTCTTTAAGTCTTTCGTCTGATGAACCGAATGCGATTACATCACCACTTGTTTCAAGAGACGAAGCTGTTACATTTCCAGTAACATTCATATAATCAAATGAACCAGATGTAATGTTAGCTTGTTTAAATCCTTTTAATGTTGATTGACTACCACTAATGTGTCCTGCCTCACCAGTAATTTCTAATGATGCCATAGAAGCAGAACTGGCGAATGTGGTATCT